TCAAACGTAATAGATAATTCCAATGCTGAGCCTCCTTTATCAGTGTTTAACTAAATTAAACATTGACTGCAAAAAAAATCTGGTTCCGTTGTTCAGCTGTAAGCTGAAGCGTTTCAGAGATCGCTATGATCTCGCTTGCTGTGAACTCTGTTTCGTTGTTCAGTCTGCCTCTGAAAGTTGCATATGATTTAATACCAGCAGCTTCCATAAGCTTCATTATTTTGACACCAGAACGTTCAATGGCCTGTTCAAGCAATTCTTTGTTTGTCATCCGCTCCACCTCCTTTCATCATGGTGTTTAATGTGGCTCAACACGATGTATGATATCATGATGTCAATTTTGTGTCAACACGATATCAATATTTTGTTGAAAATTTTTCACCAGAATGATATTATCGTCTCAGGAGGTGTCTGACATGACAATGTATGACCGAATTAGAAAGCTTCGGGTTGATCAGAAAATGTCACAGGAAGATCTGGCCCATAAGGTTGGTTATAAAGGAAGATCGATGATTGCAAGGATCGAATCTGGCCAGGTTGATATCTCTCAGAGTAAGGTAAAGGCGTTTGCAAACGCATTAAATACAACCATTGATTTTCTGATGGATGATTCTATGCCGATTCATCCGGAAGTAATCAATATGCTTGAGGCTCGGATCAACGAAGCAGAGGAAGATAAAGAACTTGAAAAACTGTGGGGACGTGCATCTATTGCGGCAAAAAAGGCAGCTTTGGCCGTGTTGAAATCTATGGAAGAAAATGGAGGGTGAAACAATGAACGCTGTCATCTACGCCAGATTTAGTTCATCCGCCCAGCGAGAGGCATCCATAGAACAGCAGATCAATGTCTGCATGTCGTTTGCAGAGCGAGAAGGATATAATGTGCTTCAGACGTACTCAGACAGGGCTATAACAGGCCGGACGGATCGCCGCCCACAATTCCTCCAGATGATAAAGGACGCGCGGAAGGGCCGTTTTTGTGCTGTTATCGTGTACGCTCTGGATCGGTTCTCCCGTGATAAGTACGACAGCGCACGCTACAAGCACGAGCTGCGCCTGAGTGGTGTCCGTGTTGTGTCCGCTACAGAACCCATCAGTGATAATCCTTCAGGCATTCTAATTGAATCTGTATTTGAAGGATTGGCGCAGTATTACAGCGCGGAGCTCTCCCAAAAGATCCGCCGCGGGTATGAGGACAACGCTAAGAAGTGCCTGGTCGCCGGATCTGTCCCTTACGGCTTCCGGCGGGCAGCTGATGGCCGGTATGAGATCATGCCGGAGGAAGCGGAGGTAGTCCGGGAGATCTTCCGGCGCGTCGGATCCGGCGAGGCATACGCTGACATCTGCCGGGATCTTAACGCCCGCGGCATCCGGACCCGGCACGGCTCAGAGTGGAATAAATCTTCCTTCAATACTCTCCTGCGCAATCAGCGGTATATCGGCACATACATATCTAAGTACAACGTGCAGGAGGACGCTATCCCGCAAATTGTGGAAAAGGATCTGTTTTACAGGGTCCAGACCGTCAGCCATGAAAAGCGCGGACCGCGCCGGACGCCAAACGGTTATTATTCGCTGACAGGAAAGCTGTTCTGCGGACTCTGTGGCGACGCGATGACAGGGACCAGCGGAACATCCAAGTCCGGGAAACTATGCTTCTATTACACATGTCACGGCCACCGTGCGCACAAGTGCGACCAGAGAAGTTATCCACGGGATCAGCTGGAGGCGACGATCTGCCGTGCGATCTGGGACGATGTTCTCTCTGATGATTCCATCAAATGGATGGCACACCAGACGATCCTCGACCAGGACAAACTGCAAGCGGATTCAGATCTGGACATCGTCCGGGCATCGCTCGCTCAGACACAATCACAGAAAAGCAATTTGCTGAATGCCATCAAAGCCGGGATATTCACAAACACAACGCGGGACGAGCTGCTCCGGCTCGAGCAGGAGGAGGCCGATCTGATGGAGAAGGTCCAGCAAGCCGAAAAGCTCCTGGAGGATCAACCGTCTGAAGATGACATCATCAGCTTTTTGGAGCTATTCCGCGATGGATATGATGACCAGGACTTCAGTCGGGCGGGGCTGCTGGATGCCTTTGTCACTCGGGTGGAAGTATATACAAAGCACATTCTTGTTTACTTCCACATAAAAAAAGAAGACCGGCAAAAGACTGCCGATCTTCCATCCGTACCCGGCGAGTGTTCGCTTAGTACGATCGAGTGGACTTGTGGAAACTCTAAACGAACACTATATCATGTGAATGATTACTTCATACTTAGAATAGCCGCATAGGCACAAAAAAAGACGCCCCGAGATCGCTCCCAGGGCGTTTATTAGTTATAGGTTATATTATTCCGGCAGGGTGTCTTCCGGATCGTCCGGCAGCTCATCAGGCGGTTGCTTGTCCACCTCCGGCAGACCGGTCGCCAGGCTCATCAGGATGCTGTAGACAAATGCCACACCAGCTGCAGACACTGCAGGGATCCATTGGACCTCTGTCCATAGCGCCCCAACAGTGATCGCGGCAGCAAAGGTCTGGGCGAAGGTCCTGACGGCTCTGATAATTGCCTTGAGCAGAAAGTCTTTCCAATCCCACTTCATCCATGTTTCCTCCCTCTAATCATTAGAAGTAATATCTGCAGGCGACGTTTTTGTCGCCGGCTGTCCCGCTGCCTGCCCTGTCGGTGCCGGCCGTGGAGGGTCCACCGGAAGGCTCAGGAACTTCTCCCGAAGGTCGTCCATGACTCCGTTGGCGCCCAGTGCATGATATTGGATATACACGTTTTCTAAGTTTGACCGGTCGTCCTCATCTGCAAATCCTTGGGCACGATAGAACTTATAACCGGCCATCAACCGGTCCCGCAGCAGTGCCTGCACACCGCGCTTCACAGCCCTGATCTGGATCCACGTGGTGATCACCACGCCAAGCAGTAATGCAGGAATCCCTGCTGCCTTGATTATCTCCCATGCGCTCATAGTACATCACCCCTCCGCCTTCATTGCGCCGCCGTACTTAGTAATCAGCTCCTCCGCGACCGTCTTGCTCAGGTGCTGCACGGTGACGGTGTAGAAGGTGTCTTTTCCGTCCTCCAGGGCGTTCCAGGTGTTCCGCCCGCAGATGCCGTCAGCAACCAGGTTGTGATCACGCTGGAAGCCGCGGACGGCTGTCTCTGTCTTCGCGCCGAATTTCCCATCCGCTCCGTACGGGGCCAGGTCATATCCCCGCTGGATCAGCTTCGTCTGCATCAGGGTCACGTATTCGCCGGAGGATCCGCGCCGCAGCGTCGGCTTGTCCGTGGTCGGAACCGATCCGCCCAGGCCGCGCGGGATCGCCCAGTGCGTGACCTTCTTGGAGATTGCTTCCTTCTTGACGGTCCCAGAGCAATGGATCATCATCCCGCCGCCGATATAGAAGCCGATGTGGTTCATGGTCTTCCCGTCAGATGCCTGCCAGAAGATGCAGCACAGCTGCTCAGGCAGGGTATCCCGGGTGCCCTTCTTCTCCCAGTTCGTGGATCCATTCCACATGCTGGTGGCGCCGCCTCCGGTGAAGCTGATCCCCACCCGGCCGCAGATGTTCTTCACGAATCCCTGGCAGTCATTGCACAGAGTCCGCATGTTGTCGGGATAGTACTGGCACCCGCCGCAGGATTTCCCGCTGCCGTTCAGTGCCTGGCACTTCGCGATGATCTCCTTCTTCTCTCCTTCAGGGCACACATCCCGTCCTGCATAGTACTGCCGGCGCGACGGCGTGCACTCCGATCCGACCGCGCCCCAGACATAGGACCATCCCAGGCAAGCCTCCGCGGCGTGCTCGATGATGTAGGTCTTACTCTTCCCCGCGGCTGCCCATTTGTCGACCAGTGCTTTGACGTCCGATGCGGTTTTCATTCGTTCCACCACTTCTTTCTCTCTTCTCTCCGCTCTTCTTCCCGGCTGACCTCGGCGAACGCGATCACGAACATGCCGCACACTACGCCGAACAGCAGCGCGAACAGAATCCACACCCAGCTGACCACCTGACTGATCACCTCCAAAAGAATGCCGCCAGGGAGATCATCCCTGACGGCGGGTTGTAACTTATTGCGACCTTTAAATCATAATTATGTTCCGTATGTCTGCGTCCTTACTTCAAGTTTTTGACTTGTTCCATTGTCAGCCGGTGCTCCGACTCTAACAAAAGAAACCTTTTCGTTCGTCTTGTCAATAATTACGATATCAAATGCCTGCTCCGTGATTGTCCCTTTGTGCCTGTTCGCTGTGATCCACGGCTCCATGTCCGTATCGCCATCGACCCACGGCAGATACTTGTCGCATGTCGTTATAAACACAGGAATCCCGCCGGGCGTTGTGGTCATCCCGTCGACATGCGTATGCCCTGCGACGAGGCACGCGATCCTTCCGTTTCCATCGTATCCGTCCACGACCTCCACAATATCCGCCGTTGTGCTTGCCGGAGTGACGGCCCCTGTGGCGTAATCAACGCTGTAAAGGAAGTGCGCGAAGATAACCGCCGTGTATCCTCCGGGCATATTGAGCGCCGTATCCCGCAGCCATGCTTTCTGGTCTGCCTCAAACTGTGCAACCGCCCCGTTCCCATTGTCCGCATAAACGGACAGGATGATATACCGCATCTTCTGAACCGGGTTGTCTACGTAGTAGTAATTTCTCCCGAAATCACCGACCACGGCATCCGTCATCTTCATGTTGATGAATGCCCAGATGTCAGCCCCGTCAATCGTGTGGGACGCATACGTTCCTCCGATAGGAGCCAGGTAATTCATGAATTCATGGTTCCCAATGACATCATAGATTTTTCCCCCGAAAGCATCCCTGTAAGCCTTCAGCGCGTTGAGGTTGATCCCGTCCGCGTAATCTCCGCCCATGAACATCCGCTGGATGTTCAGCCGCTGACAGATGTAGTTTATCAGCCTCGGACTCTGCTTCGCGTTCAGCGTCCAGTGCTGATCTGTGCAGAAGATAAACGCGTCGTAATTCCCGCCCGCTGCTTTCATCAGGGTTTCAATCGTCTCCACCTTGTCCTGGAGGTAT